CCGTTCAGGCTCGTATGTTGAATGGGGGCCAGAAGGTGATCGTTCAGAAAGAATAGAAAAAGATAAGTTTACTGTTGTTGTAGGTGATGATTCTGTATATGTGAAAGGTGATGTAAAAGTTTATGTCGATGGAAATGTAAACCTAGAAGTTGGTGGTGATGTTACCGCAACCGTTGAAGGAAGTTTAACAGGTGACATTAGTGGAAGTGCTACTGTAAGTGTTGGAGGAAGTGCTACACTAGACGTTGGTGGAAGTTTTTCTGCTGATATAGGAGGTTCTTGCAATTTTAATTCTGGTGGAACTATGAAATTTACCGCACCTCGTATTGATCTGAACTAAAAATGGGACACGAATTTGTTATTTTATTAGATGGTAAATTAAAAACATACACAAAGTATGAAAAAATACCTCAGAGATTTGATAATATAATAAAATTTGCTCCAAAAGTTCCTGATCCACCGCATACACATGAACAACATGAAGAAATAGAATCTTGGAACGATAAGCTAAAAGAATTATTAAAAAGAGAAACAAATGGCAATAACTTTTAGTCCTTCAAAGATTCCAAATGTTCAAAGGAAAATACCATTCATTAAAACAATAAATGTATCAGATGATCTTAATGGTAATATTACTTCTGTGAATGTGTCACTACAGGGAGAAGTTGAACCTAATGTTAGTATTTCCACAACAAATACCAGTTTTACTATTTCAGGAGTTTATAGAAAAGGTTGGGTTGATTCTGCTAAATATGTAAGAAAAGGAAGTAGTGACTTAATTGAAAATTCAACTACATTAGATGATATAGATGCGATACCAGCAAATCAAGAATTGTATGAATATTTTCCTGATCCAAGAAAAAGTTTAACTAAAACATATTCAGTAATAGTAACTTATACACCATTTGAATCTTCAAATACAACAGAAACTTTTTCTTTGGAACACATTGTAGAAAATAATATTCAAAATTTTACAACTTACATAAACAGTTATTTTAATCCAGAAGTAGAACCATATGTATTTACCTTTGTTTGGACAAATGATAATGGAGATAACATGATTTGGCTTAATGCAGAAAATAAAAGTGTAACTTGGGAGGCAAATTAAGTGGCTGTTCCAAATACATTTGCAGACAAAACTTTATCCGTAGGGTTGTCGGACTTAGATGATAATTTTACTTATCTAGATAATGCTATTAGTAATAATACCACAATAACGGCATTTACTTACTTAGCATCAAACGGCTCGTCTATAACTACCGCAGAAGCTTCTGTTTTTCCCAATAAGAAAGTTTTACTTGAGGCAAATTCAATTTATCAGATTGAATGGAATGTTTATTTTGTTAAAACAACATCATCTACAACAACTTGGAGATTGAATACAACAAATTCTGCTAATACTTCTAATATACACCCACAATTAGTAAACTTCACAGCAGAAGGACACATCAATCAAACAACTAACGGTACAAGTGGAACTTCAACTGGAGGTTCTTTTATTAGTGGATCTATTTCACCTTTTTCTATTGTAACACCTTCCGTAACGGATACAAATATTTCAATTTTAAATATTAAAGCCTTTCTAATATCAAACACAACGACTTCTAGTTATTGTTATTTGAGTGCATTTAATGCTTCAGGAAGTTTTATTCCAAGAATAGGAAGTCATTTTATTGTAACAAAATTACCAAGATCTGACCTAGGGAGTTTATCTTAAATGCCAGCAGTAACAAGAATTGGTGATTTGGATATCACACATTGTTCTCCTCCAGCAAGAGCACGGGGTTCGGGAAATGTATTTGTTAATGGGCGACCATTAAGTAGGCAAGGCGATGTGAACACAGTACATCTCCTTCCAGGAGGAAAAGGGTGTCCAGCTCATGCTGCAGCTATTTCAAGTGGTTCTTCAACAGTAAAAGTGAATGGGATGGGAGCTGGTAGAGTAGGAGATTCAGTAGCTTCTTGTACAGCCGTGGCACAGGGTTCACCAAATGTTTTTGCTGGAGGTTGAATAAATAGAAAATGGCAACCGTAAATATAAAAGCAGAAAGATCATTTAGAGATTTGGATTTAAATTTTACTAAACATCCAATTCGAAAAGATGTGAATGTTCATACAAATGAAACAGCAATTATTAATGCAATTAAGAATTTAATTTTAACTAATCATTATGAGAGACCATTTAGGCCGCAAGTTGGTAGTAATATTCGCCGAATGCTATTTGAAAATATTGATTCAATAATTGCTGCAAGAATTGAGAGGGAAATTACCGAAGTAGTTGGAAATTTTGAGCCTAGAGCTCAAATTTCTAAAGTTAGAGCAATTCCTGCGCCTGATGAAAATTCTTATCAAATTACTTTAGAATTTTTTATTATTAATAGTCCAAATCCAATTACAATTAACTTTTTTCTAGAACGAATTAGATAAAAATGGCCAATCGATTAAAAGTAACAGAACTTGATTTTGATACAATCAAAACAAATTTAAAAAGTTTTTTAAAACAACAACAACAATTTCAAGATTATGATTTTGAAGGTTCTTCTTTAAATATTCTTTTAGATATTCTTGCGTATAATACACACTATAATGCCTACTATTTAAATATGGTGGCTAATGAATCATTTTTAGATACAGCTTTACTTCGTGATTCAGTTGTTTCACATGCTAAATCTTTAGGTTATATTCCTTATTCTAGACGAGCACCGGTTGCTAATATAAATTTTACAATTGAAACTTTTAACTCTACTCCTGCTACATGTACTTTGCCGCAAGGATTTTCTTTTATATCAAGTCAAATTGATAATAAAGCATACAATTTTGTTGTTCTACAAGACACCTTGGTTACAAAGTCAAATACAAAGTATGTTTATGAGAATCTTTCAATATATGAAGGTCAACTAATTACTTTTTCTTTTACACACGATGCAAGTTCAAATCCAAAATCTATTTTTGAATTGCCAGAAGAAAATATTGATACAACAACATTACAAGTTTCTGTAACTCCAAGCGCATCAAATACTTCATCAACAACATATGAAAAAGTAACTGATGTTTTAGATGTAGGTCCTAATTCAGAAGTTTATTTTTTGCAAGAAGGCCGTGGTGGAATATTTCAAATTTATTTTGGTAATAATGTAGTTGGAAAAAAACTACCTGATGGTGCAATTGTAACTTGCACTTATTTGGTAACTGGTGGAACTGAAGCTCTTAAAGCTAATAATTTTGTGGCCACAACAGCAGTTGTTGATTCATTAGGTGTATCTCATGTAAATTACACAATTACTCCTTTATCCGCAGCATCTGGAGGTTCCGAAAGAGAAACAGTAGACAGTATTAAATTTTCTTCTTCAGCAAGATTTTCAACACAAAATCGTTTAGTTACTAATAAAGATTATGCAACATATATTTTAAATAATTATCCAAACATTGATTCTATTTCTGTTTGGGGCGGCGAAGATAATGATCCACCAGTTTATGGTAAAGTTTTTGCTTCATTAAAACCAAGAGATAACTATTATATTTCTGAAGCTGAAAAACAGAGAATTATTACAGAAATTATTAATCCAAAATCAATTATTTCTGTTAGTGCTGAAATTATAGATCCAACTTTTCTTTATTTTGTAATTGATGTTGATGCTAGGTATGATTCTAAAAAAACATCAAAAACGCCACAAACATTAAAACAAGATATTAAAGATGCAATTATAAGATATTCTGATACTAATTTAAATAAATTTAATGCAAGATTGGTTGATTCTAAATTAGAAACTGCTATTGATAATGTAGATTTGAATTCTATTATAGGAAATCAATTAATAATTAAAGTTCAAAAAAGATTTTTACCTACATTAAATAGAAATGCTACATATGAAGTAAATTTTACTGTGCCTTTAAAAAGAGGAACAACAACAAATAGATTATCTTCAACTGAATTTCAAGTTACTGATTCATCAGGAGTAACTAGAACGGTTGTCATTGAAGAAGTTCCAACTTCATTTACTGGTATTTCTTCTATTTTGATTACAAATCCGGGGTTAAATTATCTTTTTCCTCCAACGGTCACAATTACTGGCGATGGTCAAGGAGCAACTGCTGAAGCTATAATCGTTAATGGTACAATCAAAGAAATTGTAATTACGAATCGAGGTATTGATTATACTCGGGCAATTGTTACAATATCTGGTGGCGGCGGTATTGCTGCAACCGCTACAGCTGAAATTGATTCAAAGATAGGAACACTAAGAACAATTTATTATGATGCAACAGCACAAAGACAAATTGTTGATAGTAATGTTGGAGAAATTAATTATGAAACTGGTAAAATTACATTAGTAGATTTAAATATTCTTAATGTATTATCTACAGATGGATTAATGCGTATTACTGTTGAATCGGAAAAAGGTATTATAGATTCTGTGCGAAATAGTATTCTTACAATTGACGAAAATGATCCTGTTTCTGTTGTAACCACACTTACGGCGATTTCTGGTTAATGGCCTTCTCAAATACATCTATATTAGTTAACCAGCAAGTTCCTGAATTTATTCGGGAAGAATATCCTATATTCATTCAGTTCTTAAAAGCTTATTATGAATTTCTTGAACAGGAACAATTTGATATTACCACTGGTCTTAGTTTAAAAAATAATTTAACTACACAATTAAAAGACATAAGAAATGTTGTTGATGTTGATAAATCAATTGAACAATTTGAAGATAATTTTTTCAATACTTTTCTTACTTTAATACCAAAAGAAACACAGGTTGATAAAGAATTTTTAGTTAAAAATATATTGCCTTTATATTTGGCTAAAGGTGCAGATGAATCATTTAAACTATTATTCAATTTACTCTACGGAGAAGATGTTGAAATAACTTTTCCTAAAGACAATATTTTAAGAGCTTCTGATGGTAAATGGGAAATAGAAAATTCTATTCAAATAGAATCTGTTGTTAGAAGCGTTTACGAAGGAAATAGTTTATCTAAACAATTTTCAATTGCACAGCCAGTAAATTCTGGTGAAATACATGTATATGTAAATGACATATTAAAACAAGAAAATGTAGATTATGAAATAAGAAAAGAATCAAAAAAAATTATTTTTACAACTGCTCCAACAGCAAATAGTTCAATTGAAGTTGAATATAAAAATTTTGATTATAATCTGTTAAAGAATAGACGAATAACAGGCCAATCTTCTGGCGCATCTGCTATTGTTGAACGAGCAATTAAAAAGATTACTACCACAAATTTAAGTTCTGATTTACCTTTTGAACTTTTTATTAATCCAAAAACAATTACAGGTTCATTTCAAAATGGTGAAGAATTAAGAACTAATATTATAGATTCAGATGGAAATTTAATTGAAATACATGCAATAACTTTTTCGGTATTAACTAGAATTGATGTGATAGATGGAGGTAGAGGTCATAATGTTGGAGATCCGGTATTAATATTTGGTGGTGGTCCTACTACGGTTGCAACAGCTGAAATTGACGAAATACAAGACGTTGACTTAGCTAGAATTGTTGTAGATTATAGTGGTGCTGGTTTTAAAATTGATGAATCTGTTTTTAGTGGAACAGATCCAATAACCACAGATGTCCTTGTTTCTGGTTATGTTGATCAAATAGCTACTAATCATTATACTGCAAATTCAATGTTAATAATGGGTTCAGAATTAATTGATAGTTATAAAAATGTTGTTATTAATGCTGGCGATTACGGAATGTCATCTGCTATTTCTGAAAATTCAAGCACTAGAATTGTAGATGCTCTTTCTAAAATAGTTGTTACAAACCTTGGTCCAATAGCAAATTTAAAATCTGTTTATTCTGGTCCAGGAGCTGATCTATCAATAGTAGACGCAACACAGGCAGCACTTTATACTGTCACCAGTGAAACTTTTGATATTAAAGCATTTAAATCTATTGGTAGAATTGATGTTATATCAGGTGGTTTAAATTATAAAATTGGTGACGAGATTATATTTGGTAATACTTTTCCAATGAGTCAAGGAGCAGCAGCTGCCGTTAAAACTGTTGCTGCAAATGGTGCGGTTACTTCAATTCAAATACAACCTCCAAGAATTAGTGGTACTTCTAATGTTTTAAATACCACCATAGAAATCTATGGAACAGGCACACAATTTTTATCAGACCTTGCTGTCGGTGATAAAATTACATTTAAAAGTCAAGAAGCTTTTATTTCGCAAATTGTATCAGATACTTGGGCTCAAACAAACGTAGCAATAAGTTTTACTGACGGAACATCTTGGGCTAATAATTATAAAATTGGTTCTTATTCTAGAGGAATTGTAGGAGGAACAAATTACACTCAAAATAATTTTCCAAGTGTTTCAGTTTCTTCTGCTACAGGATCTGCTGCCAATATTGCAATAACTTCATTGATGGGAGATGGAGAAAATCTTAGAGCTGTTGTTGATCAAATTTCTGGAAAAATAACATCCATTAAAATAACCACTGGAGGTGGTGGATACAAATATATTCCTAAGATTGATTTATCGCAAATAGGCGATGGTAGTGCTGTTGCAGAAGCAACTTTAGGTGCAGCTGTTACAGTTTTTCCTGGAAGATGGAAAACAACCGATTCAATTTTATCAAACTATGAAAGAAGAATACAAGGAAGTGCGTACTATTTTGATTTTTCTTACATAACCTCTTCAGCTATTTCATTTGTCAAATATAAAGACATATTAAAACAATTATTACATCCAGCAGGATTTGTAAATTTTGCTGTTTTAGATTTAAACAGAAAAGTACAAACAGATCAAACAAGTGTAATTTCTTATTCTTCTAATACAATTTCTGGAACAATTTCAACGAATAGTGGTTCTATTTTTATTACTGGCAATAATACAAAGTTCAATATTGCAAACACAAGAGGGATTTTAACTCTAGGTTCAAATATTGCGGTTAATGGTGTTATACGCACCGTAAATAGTATTATTAGCAATACAAATTTATCGTTAACTTCTGTATTTACAACAAATTCAAACGGTCAAACCTTAATTATATTGACATAAATAAATTCTATGCCTTCAATCGTAACTAAACATACTGCGTTTAATAGCGCACAACAATTTAAAGAGTCTTTCTCTGAAAGTTCTCCAACAATTGCTTATATTTCTATTGGAAATCATATTGAATATGCTAACGAATCTTCTCCAGATTCAATCGTTGAAACGGTTGCTACTGAGAAAACTGTTTGGGATAATATGATTGCTGCAAAAAGAGTAACAGGTAATGATGTTCAACTTGTAATTCCTCGCTTTAATTGGACAGCTAATACGAAGTATAAAAATTATGATGATACAACAATTTTTTCAAATTTATTTACTGCTAATACATCACAAAATGTAAGGCCAATGTATGTTATTACCTCAGAAAGAAATGTATACAAGTGTGTTTCAAATAATAATTCGGCCAATTCAACTATAGAACCAACAGGTGATTATAATACATCTAATGGTAATATAGGAACAGCAGATGGTTATTTTTGGAAATACATGTATAATATTACTCCATCAAACAAGTTTTTAACTTCAGAATGGATACCTGTTCCAACAAGCACTTCGGCTTTAGATTTTTCAGTTGATCCAACCGGAGTTGTTGATGGTGAAGTAACAAATATAGTCGTATTAAATTCTGGTCAAAACTACCGCCAAGCATCCAATATTAAAGTTGATACTTATTCTTCAGGACAAACTTCTTTAAAGTTAACAAATACTGCTCTTACATTAGAAATTTTTAGTATTCCTACATTAGCAAATCTAAAAAATATGATTATTGCTGGAACAGGAATTCCAGTAGGAACACATATTGAAGAAATATCAATTGTAACAGGAACAATAAATCTTTCAACAACAACAACTGCATCAGGTGGAAATACTGGCAATAATATATCAATATCAACCAGAGTTTTTCTAGATGGTGATGGTACAGGATCAGTTGCAAATGCAGTTCTTTCAAATACCGCCTCTGGTGTTTCGGCCGCAAATGCAAATGTTTCTAAAATAACAATTAGTAGTATTGGAACTGGTTATACCTATGCAAATGCTGTAATTTATGGATCAGGTTCTGGAGCTAATGCTAGAGTAATATTGCCTTCAAAATATGGTCATGCTTTCAATCCTGCTAGAGAATTAAATGCAAACAATGTTATGATAGCAGTTAGAATTGGTGAATTTGACTCTACCGAAAACGGTCTAATTTCAACAAATACTTCTTTCAGACAGATCAGTTTAGTAAAAGATCCGCATAAATATGGTCAATCTGTGGAAGCAAATAACTCTGTAGCAAATACTGTTATATCTCAGACAACAAGATTTGATATGATTGCTGGATCACCATTTTCATTAAATGAGTTTGTTTATCAAGGATCTTTGTCTAATCCAACAGCTTATGGTTATATTACCGATCAAACTGCTACCACAGCACAAGTATCAAAAGTAAAAGGCACATTTACACCAGGTCTTATTGTAACTGGTGCTACTTCTGGTACCAGTAGAACAACTACAACGATTACTAATCCAGAATTTCAACCATATTCTGGTGAAATTCTTTATGTTACAAATGAACAGAAGTTAGATAGAGCAGATGGACAAGCAGAAAATATTAAAGTTGTTATTAGTTTTTAAGGGTTAAAAATGGCATTAGTACAAAATTTTAATGTAAATCCATATTATGATGATTACGATGAAGATAAAAAATTTCTTCGTATGCTTTTTCGTCCTGGTTATGCAGTTCAGGCTCGTGAGTTAACTCAATTACAAACAATTCTCCAAAAACAAGTTTCACGTTTCGGCAAACACATTTTTAAAAATGGTTCAGTTGTAACTGGTGGAGAAGTTTCTATTTCAACATCTGCGGTATATCACAAACTAAGAACGACTACAACGAGTGGTGCTGATATAGATGTAAATACTTTTTTAAATAGAAACATTGGTACAGCAGCTTCTCTAGCTTCAAATTCCGCAATTGGTAGAGTTGTTGCGGTATCTGAAGCTACGACAATTGACCCTCCTACAATATTTGTTGAATATAAAACTGCTCTTCAACTACAAGACGGTGAAACTTTTTTTACAATAGATAATGATCAATATGAAGGTAGATTAATAGTTTCTAGTTCAACTGGCAAAACTTCTACTGCTAGCGTTAATGATGGCATTTATTTTATTGATGATTTTTTTGTAAAAGTAACCGCTCAAACAATTATTCTAAACAAATATGATAATGCACCAACATTTAGAGTTGGATTAGCATATGAAGAAAGTATTGTTGATGAAAGAACCGATACTTCACTATTAGATCCAGCTTTAAATGCTTCAAATTATCAAGCGCCTGGAGCAACTCGTTACAAAGTAAATTTAGGATTAACTACAAGATCAATAGATTCAGTTGATGATACTAAATTTATTGAAATTATTCGTATTGAAAGTGGTATCGTTACATTAAGAAATAGTTATCCAATATACGCTGAATTAGAAAGAACCCTTGCGAGAAGAACATACGATGAATCTGGTAATTATACCGTAAAACCTTTTACGATTTATTTAAAAGATCACATTCCAGATGTTGGTAATACTTCAAACTCCTCACAATTTACGGCAAAATTAAGCACAGGAAAAGCTTATGTTCGTGGTTATGAAATTGAAACTGTTTCTCCAATAAATTTAACTCTTGATCGAGCAAGAGAAAAAGCTGGAGTAAACAATTATGATATTGCAGCGAACTACGGAAACTATATTCAGGTTTCTAATACAAAAGGGTTTTTTGATACTCAAACGATGGGTATTATTGATTTACATTGTGTTCCAAGCTCAAGTAATACCTATGGAAGCCGTCTAGATGTTGTTCCTGCTGATGGTACACACGATAGAGTTGATAATAGTAATACGACAACATACAACTCAACAAAAATTGGTACAGCTCGTATTCGTGAAATTGAATATGTTTCTGCTGCAAATACTTTAGATCCGTCTAGTTATATTTACAATTTATATTTTTATGATACCCGTTTTACATCAATAACCGCAAATTCAGGTGCTTCTGGTAACTCAAATCACATTGTTCTTTCAGCGACAGCTGGAGCCGCTTCTAATGTTGCTAATGCTTATTATGGTGCCTATATTCGTATTTCTGGTGGCCATGGTGCAGATAACGTAAAACATTTTATTACACAATATAATAATGTAAATAAAACAGTTAGAATAGCAGATACATTTGCTGTTGTTGGTGGTCCAAGAGCAAACTCAATTTATTCAATTGATTTTAATGTGAAAGACGTTGATAGTTTTGTAGATAGACGTTTAACTGGCACAAATGATCCTTATTTACCAGCTGCTAATGTAACTTTAACAAACAAAGATAGTCGAACTCAAATTGGAAATACTTTCACTTCAGATACTAATTTTAAATCGTTAGTATTTCGTGTTCCTCAATCATTTGTTAGTTTTGGAATGTCAGATCAAGATTTTAGAGGATCTATAGTTTATAAAAATCAAATTGTATCTGGTGGTTCTTTAACTCTATCAACAGGTTCGGCAAATAATGTTTTTGTTGGTTCTGGTGTTTTATCTGATGCTCAGGCAGCGCAACACTTTTTTATTGCTGCTAATACTGGATCAACAGGATTCAATTTACGAGATAGAGTTCCAATTACAGCTGCTTCAGGAAGATCGGTGACTGTTTCTGGTGATTCAGTAACGATTAATTTCAATTCTTCAAATATCGTTACAGCTGATGTAATGGCATCAGTTGATTTTAATACAACTTCACCAAAAACAAAAACTTTAGTTTCTGCAAATACTACAGGCATAGGAACAAGTGGAACGACAATAGGAAGTACAACAGTATATTTGTCAGATGGGCAAGTAGCTATTTCTTCGCCTAATAAAATCCCAGGTCAATCAGATAATCTTTATATTTCTGACATATACAAACTAGAAGGAACTTTTGAAGAAACATACGGTTATTTCAATATTACTTCTGGTGGAAACACTTATAAATCTTCGTTTAAAGTTGTTGATTCTGGTAGTACGGGATCAGCGGTTGTTGCTGCAGATTTAACAAATGCAGCTAAAGACATTACTGATCGTTACATTTTAAATGATGGCCAAGACGATGGTTTTTATGATCATGGTTTTATAACTTTAAGACCTGGTGCAACTCCGCCAAGAGGTCAAATACTCATTTTAATTAATTATTTTACTCATACTGGTTCTGGTTATTTTAGTGTTGATTCATATAATAATTCTTCTCTTGGTGCTACTGAAGATATTCGATATGCTAAAATCCCTAACTTTACAAGTCCAATAACAGGTGAAATATTTAAGTTAAGAGATTGTATTGACTTTAGACCAATTCGTACTAATGCTTCATCTGCATCTCCTAATTTTACTCTTTCTGGTATTTCTTTACCAAGAGCTGGCGAATCATTAGAATCTGATTATACCTATTATATTTCTCGAATTGATAGGATTGTTTTAGGTGAAGATAAGAAATTTAGAGTAATAAAAGGAATTTCAGCTTTATATCCTCAAACTCCAGCTGAGCCTGATAATGCGATGAGTTTGTACACACTTCGTATTAATCCTTATACTTTTTTTCCAACAGATAATCAACTTCGTTATATTGAAAACAAACGATATACGATGCGTGATATTGGAAAATTAGAAAAAAGAATTGAAAATCTTGAATACTATACTGCTTTAAATACTTTAGAAAAATCAGCTCAAGACTTAACTGTTCTTGATTCAAATGGTTTAGAAAGATTTAAAAATGGTATATTAACAGATTCATTTAGAGGTCACCAAGTTGGTGATGTTAAAAACTTTGATTATAGATGTGCTATGGATTTTGAAGCAGGAGAATTGAGACCTCCTTTTGTTACAAATAGTATTGGTTTTACTGCTAATTCATCTCAATCAACTGCAAATGTGGAAGCAGGAACAATCATTGTTTCTCCTTATACAGTTAAAACAGTTATTACTCAAAATGTAGCAACACAAGCTATAGCTGTAAATCCATTTGTTCTTTCAAACTATGCAGGCACTTTAGATTTTTTCCCTCCAGGAGATTTCTGGATTGATACTGAACAAAGACCTGATGTTTTAGTTAATCTTGAAGGTGAAAATGATGCTTGGGAACAAATTGGTGCAGCTTTGCATGATACTCGAGCAGCAGGATGGGGAAATCAATGGGGTGAATGGAATGAATATGTTTCAGGAAAATCAACCACAGTTGGAACTGGTGCTGAAAATAGATCAGTAGGTTATCTTGATTATCAAGATACTGTAAGGTCCACTACAACAGTAACACAATATTCTAAAGAAAGGTACGGTACTAAAAAAGTATTAGTGCCAGAAAGAATTGTAAGAAGTATTGGTAATCGTCAGGTTGATTTGTCTGTCGTTCCCTATATTCGTGCTCAATGGATTATTACTGTTGCAAAAGGATTAAGACCAAATCAATATCATTACCTTTTTGCTGAACAAGGTGATTTGGATGCAACAAAATATATTGAATATCCAGCAATTGCTTGGTTATTTAATGTAAGTGGCGATTTTAACGATTCTTATGGCATATACGAAACAGTAACATCATCGAGCGGTGGTACAGCAAAACTCTTAAAACAAACCGGACGTTCTTGGTCACAAACACAACCAATGATTTTCTTAGGTGATGTTCGTGGTACATTTGCAGCTAATGACACGGTTACTGGTGCAGTAAGTGGTGCAACAGCTAAGATTGACATTATGTTCTGGAATAACGGTAATACAACTACAGCTAATGCTACTACAATTACTCTTGGTTCAGGTGCTCCAGTAAATAATGCATATGTGAATGTGCAATCAACTTATGCTACTGTAACTTGGCCGTATTCTGGAACAAAAAATCTTACAGATCCAATTACAGCAACACAGTTTTATCAAATTAGAATTGTTGCAGGAACTGGTCTTGGCCAAGAAAGAACGATTACTAACTATAATGGATCAACAAAAATAGCATCTATTACTCCTGCTTGGGATGTGGTGCCTGATAGTACATCTCGTTGGTCAGTAGGTAAACCGCAAACAGATGATCACGGTGATATGCCAGGTCGCTGGTATTTGCCAAATTATGGACCAACAACTTATGATGATGGTTGGAGAAGTAGAACAGGTGCTCGTTTAATTAGATTAACAAACGATCCAAATAATGATCCAACACAAACCAATTCTTTTGCTGAAGAACAATGGTATGCTCAAGGTGTTCTTAATGTTGTAGAAGAAGTTTCTGTTTCCGTTCGTGTGCCTACAATTCAAAATCAAGTTATCTATGAGAAAAACGAAAATTATAGATCAACGACAGCTGTTCAGAGAGAAATTTTAGGAACAACTTTAGTACGAGATAGAACTCCTCCACCAAGTCGAGGCGGAGGTGGAGGTAAGATTATTTGTTCTGAAATGGCTCAACAAGGTTTCTTTGCGCCAGATATAAATGAAGCTGATCAAAGATTTGGTCGCCGCCTTCAGCGTAATCATCCAATTATATATCGTGGTTATGTATATTGGGCAAGAACAATTGTTGAGTGGTTAAAAGGACGAGGTCCAAGTTTGTATCTTTGGGATATGAAAGACAATAATGAAATGCAAAGGAACATAGCCCTACATATGACAGAGGTTATTGCAAGGCCTTGGTCAGATGAAATGGCATATGTTGAGAGAGTTCGTGACGAAGGTTCTTTAGTAGGTAAACTTGTGTTCTGGTTAGGTTTAGTTATTTGTGCGATTGTTGGTTTGACAAATCCAAATCTAAGTAAACCAGATTCTAGATTAAAAGGATTTACAATTTTTACTTTTATGATAGCATTTTACATTTTAGTTTCTATAATTAATATTGTAACTTCTCCATTTAAAGTAATTAAAGAATACTTCAAAAGTAAATTAATTAGGAATTAACATGGCAACAGCTTTTATTGATCCAGTAGCACAAACATTTTTTGTTGATGCAGCAACATATCCAAAAGGTATGTTTGTACATAGTGTTGATTTAGTTTTTAAAAAGAAAGATGTAGCTACATATCAACCATTTTCAATTCAACTTAGACCGGTTGTAAATGGTTATCCACATTCTGCATTGATTCATAGTGGAGCAGCTTTAGGACAAGTTAATTTAAGACCTGAAAAAATTAATACGGTAACTGGTGTTGGATCTGATATTCCTGATATTACAAATCCAAATCATTATACTCGTTTTAAATTTCCAGCTCCAATTTTTCTTGTACCTGGCGAGCATGCTATTGTAATGTTTACTAATTCTGATAACTATGAATTGTTTGTTGCAGAAGTTGGCGGCACTAGAATTGATGGTTCAGATCGCAGAGTAGACAAACAAGTATTTACTGGATCATTTTTTAAATCACAAAACGGATCAACTTATACCGCTTATCAAGACATTGATTTAATGTTTCGTTTAAATGCTTGCGATTTTACTGTAGGTACATCTCAAGTAACATTTGAAAATTCTTTACCTTCATCAAATATAGATTACGATTTAATTAAAGTATCTACACAAGAAATTGTATTTGATTCTACATCTTCGACATATTCTCATAGATTAACTGACAACTCTAGTGGCACATTAGCAAGTTCTTTTACTGAAGTTATTTCGGCAGAAGATATAGTTTTAGATACTAGAAAAGTTGTTTATAACAACTCAAATAGTTCAACTATGCTTAGAGCAACAATAGCAACAGTAGATAACACGGTATCAACTATGATTGATACTGCTAGATTACACATGATTGCTGTAAAAAATATTATTAATGATTGTGGTCTAGAAGGCTCAAACTTCACAATTACAAATGGTGGAACAGGTTATACAGCAAACGCTACATTAACCTTTTCTGCTGGCAGAGGAAGTGGAGCAGTAGCAATAGGCGTTGCAAATACAATATCTGGTGTTATTGAAAAAATTGAAGTTACTTCATCTGGTAGCGGATATACTGAAAATGTTTCAGCTACTCTTTCTGCTCCAAGTGTTCCGGCAGGCAATACTACTGCAACAGTTTCTATTGAATCAGAAACAAATTCTAAAGGTGGGCCAGCAATTGCACGTTATATTACTCGTAAAGTAACATTGGCTGATGGTTTTGATGCTAATATGATTCGAGTTTATCTTACAGCTTATCAACCATCGGAAACAACAATTGAAGTATACTACAAAATAGTTGCAGAAGAAGATGAAACTCTTTTTGATGAAAGACCGTATGTTAGAATGAAAAGTGTTCAACCAGGTAATGAAACTCTGCTAAATAATACAAAATCACAAGTTGAAACTGACTACTTGGAATATTTGTTTGTGCCTACTACTTTAGACACTTCTTATTTTGGTACAAATAATAATGTATATAATAATTTTAAAACTTTTTCAATTAAAATAGTAATGAGAACATCAGATACAAATTATGTTCCAATTATTAGAGACCTTAGAGCAATAGCCTTAGCACCATGACCTCTTTAATTGATTCTAATATTTTAGTTCAAACAGAAGATGAAAGTTTACTTAGAGATGTAAACTCAAAAGCACTTCTAAATAAAAATATAAATGCTTTAAAAGAATATAAAAGTAGAAAAAACTTTGTTGAAAATATTAAAAAAGATGAAAATGAAACAAAAGTTCGTCTTGCTAAATTAGAGTCTGATATGCAAGATATAAAAAATTTGCTCATTGAAATAGCATCACTTCGGAAACAATAATGGCCAATACAATTACAAATTTAACAACATCTAACACCTTTTTGCACTGGTTAACAGCAACTCAGTCGGCAATTTCAATTTTAAATAAATTGACAGAAGGTGGAGTTAATGATGTTTTTGTTGCAAATACAAATATTGAAATATCAAATAATGTTACAATTACAGGTAATCTTACAGTTGGCGGAAACATAACATTAGATGCTGTTGGTTTTGATGACTTGATTGTAAACGGTTCAGCAACAATTGGTACAACATTAGGTGTAACAGGTAATACAACACTCGGCACCGCTATAATTAATAGAACTAACCAAGAAACAGCGAACATAACTTTGATGGTTGGTTCAACTGGTAACTTTATTAATACTTCTTATAACCATGCTAATTCAGGTTACAATCATTCTAATTCAAGTTTCATTCATGCTAATGCGTCTTTTATTAAAGCAAATACTGCCGCAGCCGATGCTCTTGCTTTTGCGATAGCTTTAGGATAAATTATTATCAAAAGGATTTAAAATGCCCAATACGTTTAAAAGTAATTTAACAAGTGGCCTTGGCACAACAGGATCAAATGTATATGTTTGTCAGGCTGCAACTCAAGCAACAATTATAGGTATGTCTATTGCTAATAAAACAGGAGCAGATATTACAGCCAATGTTGTTTTGTTTCAGGGAGCAACAAATGCTTTTTTAGCACATATGGCTCCAATACCAACAGGTCAAACTTTAATACCTGTTGGAGGTGACCAAAAACTTGTACTAGAAGCAGGAGAATATTTACAAGTTCAAACGTCTTTAACAAGTTCAGCTGATGTGATTGTTTCAACGCTGGAGATTACATAACATGGCATATCTAGGTGTACCTGCTAGAACATACGGTAGTAATTTAACTTCCGCTCTAATTACTTTAGATACGAAGGGTAGGGTTTCGAGAGCTTCAAATGTAAACATAGCTATACCTGCAATTGCATCCATAAGTGTTTCTCTCCCAAATACAGACTATTACATTTGTTTAGCAAATTCAACTACAGGTTTACTTTCTCCAAATGTTTTCATATCAAATACGCAGTTATATTTTAACCCATTTTCAGCTACATTAACTTGTGTTAATTTTAATACTGTATCAGATGTTTCTTTAAAAGAAAACATCATTCACATTGATAACCCAAGTTCTATTGTTGATAATTTATCTGGTGTTGAATTTACTTGGAAAGATAATAAACAAAAATCTTCAGGATTTATTGCTCAAGAAGTAGAGCAATTTTTACCTCATTTGGTAGATAAAAATAAAAACGGCATTAAAACTGTAAATTATCAAGGCATTATTGCATACTTGGTCGAAACAATCAAAGAGCTAAATGGAAGACTGAAAGAAGTAGAACAAAAATTAGGTAAATAAATGGCATATAAAAGTAATTTATTTCCCTCCGGAGTTTCAACTTTAGAAAATGCTTTTTTTAATAAAGACTATCTCTTAGAAGATACTTTCAAATTACAAAATGGTTATTTGTGGGCTGTTGGTGAAGCTAGATACGGTGGGACACTTCTAGACTTTCACAATCCTTTTTGGCCATCAGGTGTTGCCGCTTATTCTTCTCCAGTTCAATTAATTTCTCCATCATCTTGGAAAGAAGTAGCTTCTCTTGCTCCATATAATCAATTTATTGGTGCAAATAGAGAATTTGTTGCAGGAATTAAAACAGATGGAACTCTATGGACTTGGGGTTCAAATACAAAACTTACGACTGCTTCAGTAGCACGATCTTCTCCAATTCAAATAGGTACTTCTCGTGGTTGGTTAAAAGTACAAACGGGATCAGGTTTTAATGTGCATGCTATTCGCCATCCAGGAACTTTATGGGGTTGGGGACTTAATGAAAATGGAGAAATTGGTGATGGTACTAGAATTGGTAGATCATCTCCTGTTCAAATTGGAAGCGGCATAGATTGGTTAGATATTTCGCATGGTTTTACTGGACCAGTTGCTGCATTAAAAGAAAACGGGACATTATGGACATGGGGACATAATCTTAGCGGCGCTTTAGGTCACGGAGATACAACATCTAGATCATCTCCAACACAAGTTGGTACTGCTACGAATTGGAAAAAAGTGTCTGTTGGAAGTACAAATATTGCTGCTATAAAAACTGATGGTTCACTATGGATGAGTGGCAAAAATTTGGAGGGTGTTCTTGGTAATAATCAAAATACGGCTTATGATACGAATGTATTTGAACAAATAGCTGTAGATACTGTTTGGAAAGAAGTAACACTTGGTGGAAAAGATGCTGATCCAACTTTTGCTAGTTATAGTAGAGATCAAACAGCTTATGCTATAGATGTAAACAATAATCTTTGGAACTGGGGTCGTTATTTGACTGGCGCATCCGGCCCTAGAAGTTCTCCAGTTCAACTTACTAGTTTTGGCAATGGTTGGAAAACTGTTAAATCTGCATACAATGCTAACGTAGGAATTAAAACCGATGGATCTTTATGGACTTGGGGTGATTCCGCTGCGGGCCCAGATGCTTTTGGATTTAATAATTTTAATACAGGCCAATATTTACCTTCTCAAGCCTTAATAGGCACCAAAGGTAAATGGAAAAAAATTGACATTTCAAAATCAGGTAGTGGTGTTAATTTTGGTCATCAGTATGGAGCAGGTAATATTTTTGTAATAGAAAAATAATATGCCATTCAATATAAACTATAAACTAGACAATAAAGATATAGGTACTGTAGTCGTTTCTAAAGGCGACATAATGGAAATCTATTCTGAAATTGATGACGCTTATAAACAACCTGCTTTGTTTATGTATGGTTATCTCGAATCAGGAACTTCAGGTCGAAATGTTGGTTTGTTAAGTGTAAGTTCACCTGTGCAAGTAAGCACTTATGGATGGAAAAATATTAGTGTTCATTATACTTCAGTTTTTGGTATTAAAACTGACGGATCATTGTGGGGTTGGGGAGAAAATGCATCGACTGGTGTTCTTGGCGTAGGTGATCGTGTAGACAGGTCATCACCAACACAGGTTGTAGGAGGAGGCAGTTGGAAACAAGTTAACAATGATTCTGGAACATCTATAGCTATTAAATCTGATGGTACTTTATGGGGTTGGGGTTACAACGATGGTCGAATTCCAGCAAATATAGTATCGACAAATTATCCAAGTAGTCCAGTACAAATTGGTTCAAACAATAATTGGAAATCTTTACCTACACAAAGAATGGCCATTTATCATGCTTTAAAGGAAGATGGAACATTATGGGGTTGGGGTTTTACAACATATGGTAGATTGTTTAACCAAACAACATCAGTATCTTCTCCAATACAATTAGGGGCTGATACTAATTGGAAATTAATTAGTGGTGCTTATGAAACTTTTGCAGGAATTAAAACAGATGGAACTCTATGGACTTGGGGTTACACCAATGGTGGAGCCATAGGAAATTATACAGCTGGTGGTGTTCTAGGTGTTAGTTCTCCTGTACAAACTGTTGCCGGCGGAACAAATTGGAAATACGTTACTGGTGCAACTTTTACTAATACTCTTTTTGCTATAAAAGATGATGGTACTTTGTGGGGTTGGGGTATTAATTCCATTAATAAAGAGTTAGGTCGTGGCGACATTACTGGAAATGTATCATCACCTACTCAAATAGCTCCAAATTCTACTTCAAATTGGGCCAAAGTTGCTTCAACATCAGCTGGTGGAGTAGGACCAGGTTTAACTTCGATTGGTTTAAAAGCAGATGGAACTTTATGGACATGGGGTTTTCCTATTACTGATCCTACCGGGCTCTCAGGTTCAACAGAGCCAGAACGAACAATTGCTACAGCCAATAATTATATGGATATAAGTATTGGTTATCGAAAAATTGCTTTTTTAGAAGATGAATCTATAGATATTTTTGGCAATAACATTTATTAAAATATAATGAGTCCTTTGATTAAAATGATTAGTGTGGATGGTTTCTA